AAAACGCCGTCAACCTCTATTTTCTCTTTTGGTTTCTGAGATTTATATATTTTTTTAATTTGTTGAAGATATTCTTTTTCTTTTTCCTGATCCCAATTTGCTTTTGGGTTTTGAATCGCTTCATCACCATATTTTTCTTGAATGGCTTTTTCAACTTTAATAAGCCGATCAGGATCTTTCATTTGGCAATCTCTGCTGCTGCAAAAAATATAGCGATAGAAGCTGCCGCACCAACAGCAAATCCTATTGCAGTCCATAATGTATTATCTGAACCTTTGGCCAGTTTTCGAAGTGTCTCTATTTCTTCTTGTTGTGCAGTTACGATTAAATTATTTTTTCTTTTCTCTATTTCTAGTGCCGATTTTAATAAATCTGTTTCCCTCTTGCAATCAGCACTAATCAAATCTTTTTCATATTTTGATTGAACTTTACAGCGTTGTTTTTGTATTTCTTTTTCCGCTAATATTTTTGCGGTCGCAACTGGATCAAAAAGTGTTCCTGCAAATGGGGCAGAATCCCCTTTGTTTAATATTGTAAACTTGCCAGTTGTACTTGTGGTTGTTTGAGCAAACGATACAGAACAAATAAAAATATTAAGAAATGTGATTAAGCTAATCGTTTTTATGAGGGACATATTGAACTCCAAACTTTTCTGAAAGTTCTATTGCTAATGCATCAGGATCAGAATGAAATTTTTTAACAGTTTTTTTGATAATATCTTTTTGTCTGTTGCTAATTTCTTTATTCATTTTAGCATACTCTTGCTCTATTTTTTGAGTAGCTTTTTCATATTCTTTTTCAATGCGCTCTTTTGCTTCTTGTTTTTCTATTTCTGCGTTTTCAATTGCAGTTTTTTGCTTATCATATGATTCTTTTTGGGCATCGATGATTTTTAATAAGCTGCCGTTTCTGCCTTTTAAAACAATCGCTATAATAATAATCACTGGAATATACCAGTGGGTCTTGAGAAAAGCCCATATTTTTTTTAACACAATCATTTATTAGTTTCTGTGGGCTGCTGTTGATTTTATTTGCACACCAACTCCAGATTTACTTCTTTTAAACAAGTATCTTTCTAAATATTGATTTGCAGTCATACCTATATAATCTTTCAAAGGTTCGCCTGGATCAGCTGTTCTCATCTCAGTAAAAGCTTCCTTAAAGTAAGCAAATAACGCTTTTTGATATTTGTTTGCAAGTTCTGAATCCATTCCTTGGAGCAAAGCTTCGTAATTATCATCTATATCATAATAATTGGCAATACCTGTTCTTTGATCGTCTGGAACTTGCTGGTCTGACATGTTTATCAAAAATTTGGCTAGTTGGCCACTTTTGGAAGCAACGAGTCCAAAAAGCTGATTGACTGCTTCTTCCCCTAACTTTCCTGCTGCTACACCAGCGGCACCCCCAACTGCGAGTCCGCCAAAACCGCCAGTGGCGAGCCCTGCCGCTGTCCCCACACCAACACCAGCTCCAAGACCAACAATCCATTTGGCTGCTTTGCCAAATATTTTTTGCACAGATTTAGGATTTTGTTTTTGCCAAGTAGATAAAAAATCCGCAACTGTAGGATCAGAAGATTCTTCGTTTAAATTTTCTTTCAAAAAAGATTTTTTTTTAGAGATTTTTATAACAACTTCATTTTTTTTTAATCGAGATTTTTCTTTTCTTCCGCGATTTTTTGAGACTGGTTCGCACTGTAACTCATCATCTTCCACTCCATCAACATGATGAAGCTCTTGGCCATCGGGACATTCGCCTTGTTCTTTGTCGTGTTTTCTTTTGTCACGCTTCCTTTTGTTGCGTTCTTCTTGTTCTTTTGAACCAGGAGGATTATATTCTTTAGAATAATCACGAGGTGTTTTGGAATTTTTATTCCACTCACGCTCTGAAAGGATTTTTTTAATCTTGATCTTCATTTCCCGATTTTCCGCCTTCTCGGGCTCTTTGAACTTCTTTTTCTCTTTTTTCGCCCCAATCTAATGTTGCACCTGATGCTTTTCTTGTATCAGTACAGATTCTTGCTTTAGCAGTGTCTTTATCAACTCCCGGATCTGGTTCAACATCAACGTCTATCATACATTGGTGATATGTTTCATCTGCTTCAGTGGGAGATTGTGAAGGGCTAAAATGTAAATCATCTTCTTTTTCTTCTTCAAGATTTTCTCCACTAAGCTCTCTCATTTGACTTTCAAGCTCTTCAATTTTTTCTTCCATTCTATTTCTACGGCTTGTCATTTCAAAATATTCAGGAGTTGTGCGCAAATCCCTCAACTCATATTCTTTTTCAGGATAATCTGGCAAAGAATCAACTTCAGCTTCCCTCGCCTCAAGAGCATCCTCAATACGTTCAACTTCTAATTCAAGTCTTCCAATCTTTGCTTGAATCCCGGTAATATGTGCTTGCCGATCTTCCTTAAATAAAGCTTGGAACTCTTCTTTAATGATATGTTGAAGTCTTGATTTTGTTAGTTTCATCTTATCGAACCGTGTTTCCATGCTGTTGCAATATCAGCAACCCCTTGTATTCCAATATAGCCGAGAGATACAGCAACCCATTGATCGCCAGATAATTGTCCTAAATATAAAAATAGGGTGGCGAGCCCGAAAACCGTAAATTTTCGAGACACCACCTTAGATAACGCTTTATCAACTACTGCCTTCAATCTTTACCCCTAAACAGTGTCAAAAGCACTATGAGAGAAAGCAAGCCAACAAAACCACTTGAACCAATGGAATTGATAAGCTTAACGACATTGCCAACAATGCCCATTCCGAAAATACCTGCTCCATAAATCACTTCAACAAGGATTCCCAAAGCCAATAAATTCATAACTAAGCTGGTGATACCACCAACACCTTCATTTACTTTATCTAAAATATCTTTCATATCTACGCACCTCCCGCGTAGATATAAATAGTCAGCTACGCAACAACATTCGCATATCCATCCTTCTTTTCAATACTAATAATGGAATCGGCAGTATCTTTAAGGTTGTCCAAATGCGAAATAAGCATTACAGTTTTAAACACAGAAGTTGTAATATCTAGAATCCTTACAAAACCTTCCATACGTTCTTCATCTAAAGCTGTTCCTGGTTCATCCAGAACAAATATCTGAGATTTGGGTAATGAAGAAATGTTTGTAAAGGCTAAACGAATTGCCATCGCTGCGACTGTTTTCTCTGCTCCGCTTGCCATTTCTAATGGACTTGCATCCCGATCAGGCTGTTGAATGTAAATATCAAGTCTGCTATCATCTGTTTCAAAATAAACTTGAAAATCAACAATGTTTGCAAGGATCTTTGAAATCTCACTGTTAATTGTGGGCAAACTTTTTTTAATAATATCATAAGCGATTCCATTTGAATGCATACACCTTCCATATAAATCATATGCTTCATAATCATTATTATAGTTTTTAAGATCTCTTTTCTTTTCTTCTAAACTTTCAATTTGTTGCTCAAGATAACCATGAGACTTATAAAGTTCAAGAAGGAAATCTTCACACCCTTTTAGCCGTTCTTTTGATCTTTGAAGAACAACTTCTTTTTCATTCCTTTGTTTTATAACTCCACCGAGATCTTCAATGACCTCTTTATTTTCTTCATACAACTCTTCTTTTCGAGCAAAATCTTTTAACTCGTGTTTGATAATTGATTTGCGAGAATTTAAGTTTTCAATAAACAAATCATCAGCTGAAATATTGTTTTCAAGAGTTTTTGTCATTTCGACAAGCTCGTCAAACTTTTGAACTTGTTGATTAATCTTGTTTGGGTTGATTTCTTTAATGTTTGTTTTAATGCCAGTTAAAACTTCTTTGTTATTTTGAATCGAAAGTTCAACAATATCAATTTGATCTTTGGCCTCATAAGCTCCACAAATAAATTTGCAATGGGAGAACTCCGAGCCACACGGAACTTCATTAAGGAGAGAAACTTGTTTATTCTTGTTTTCTAAATCCTTTTCTTCCTGCAATATTTCTTCTAAAATCTTTTCTAAATCAACAGATAGGTTTTCATATGCAACCTTTTCAGTTCTCATCATTTCAATATCAAAGTTTTTTGCAAACTCTTTTGCTTTACGAACTTTGCGTTTATTCTTTTTATTTTGTCTTTTCTTGTCTGTGATTTCTGTGCTAACAGCTAATAAGTTTTGTTCGCTCTTAGAAATAGATTCTCGCAACGATTTAACATCAATAATTTCTGTTGGCGCTGAACTAATTCTAGATAACAGTTCAGTAATTTCTTTTTGGGTTAATATAATATCGCCACGAAGTGCTTCACATTCTGATTTTCTATTATGTGTTAGACTTTCATTTTCAAAAAGTTCATCTTTAAACTTTTTTAACTCTTTATCGTGGTCTGTGTTTTCCAAAAGCTTAATTGCTGCTTTCGTTTCTGCTGCATCATCTTTGGCATTTTTAAACTTTTTATCAAAAAGCTCAAGGTCGAGAAACTTTGCAAGAATTTCTTTGCGCTTTGTCGAACCTTCATTAATAAATGCTAATGACCCAAGCTGTGAAGACATCGAAGTCAAAAGAAAATCTTCAATCGTGCCAAAATATTTAACAATATTTTTATCTGTGTCTGCTCTTGTTAACCCATTTAATGATTTAGTTTCTCCAGTTATAATATCAACATATTCAAAATCTACCGTTGTTTTTGCTTCAACAGTTTCATTGCCCTTTAATCTCTTAAGATATTTTTCCATTCGTCTTCGGATTGTATAAATTTTGGTTCCACGCTTGATCTTAACCATTCCAGAGCCCTCAGTCTTATCGTTGTTGATAATATTGAGATTCTTGCGAGAATTCTTTGAAATTGAGTTATAGATTGTGAACAATAACGAGTCAACAATACTTGACTTGCCTGAGAAGTTCTTTCCAAAAATCCCTATAATGCCAGCAAAATTTGTGAAGTCAATGCGATTACCATTTCCATAGTTGAATAGATTATTCCACTCAAGCTCAAGGATTTCAAAGTCTGTATTACGATATGTCTCATCTGATTCCTCAACAATTTGTTTATATTTTCTATTGAGTTCCATAATCCGTTTTTCTAAATCTTTATTAATCTTATAGTCTTCAAGATATTCGCGAATTAATTTTTCCTGAACTGCAATATCTCTTAAGTTTTCTTTTTGAAATCCGTCTTCAAGATCAACATTATTTGTAAATGTTGCTTTATTGATTATTGAAATTGATTCTGGTTTAAACTTCTTTTTCGCAACATCAACTGCCTTTTTAAGAGCTGTTACAGATAAACTATTTTCAACGATTAAACGAACACGAGCACCATCAGGTAGAACAAGTTTTGGGATTTTTCCTTTTTCCGTTAAAGCAACAGAAATAAATGGCTTAGGGTTCGCAACTGAGATATGCTTAACTTTAAAGTTTTCTTTATCCTGAATATGCCAAAGCAAAAATCCCTTATCAAGAGTTTCACCAAAGTTTTGTTGAACTGTAGAACCAGCATAACGATAGCGACCTTCAAGATCCAGAGTTTGATTTGATTTGTGAATATCTCCAAGCATTGCATAATCAAATTTATTGAAAATATCTATTTCGTTCTCACCAACATCCATAACCCAATCGCTGTCGGTCATGCAACCGCTGATTGATCCATGATAAAGAGCAATGTTTATTTTATCTTCATTTGTTGGATCCATCCAGTTATCCTCATCAAACACACTCAAAACATTAAGGGCAAAATTATCATCAAGATGAACTTCGCCAGAGTTCTTTAATAGGTGAAGATTTGGATGGTTCAATGTATTTGCAATAGGCGATAAAGAATCTTGACGATTTGGATTTCTTAAGTTTCCATCGTGATTTCCAAGAATAATATAAGTCGGCGCTATGCTGGCCAGATTCTTAAAAAAATCTGAACACATTTGAACAAACTCTGGCGAGATTTGTGTCTTTGTATGGCAAATATCGCCACAATGAATAATATAATCTACTCTTTCTTTTCTGAGAGTTTCATAGATTTTATTAAAAACTGTTCGATATTCTGTGTGGTATTTTAAATTGCGAATGTGGGTGTCCGCAATGTGGGCAAACTTCATCTAGGACTATTATAGCATAAAATGGAGAGATTTTTAGTATGTTTTTAGAACATCACTCACTTGTTCTTTTGTTAATTTCATTTTAAAACGAAAGTTTCTCCAATAAATAATTGTCTAAAGAAACAAAAGCGGCAGTTTTCTTGCGAGTTTGGAACGTTTCCTTATCCATCTCTCCAATGTCTCCAAAACCCGAAGTATCCATCCTGTAACAATCCACGCCATATGATAGTAAAAGTTTGATTATCTTGTCTTCTTTTGCTTTCGCATCCGAATCCAATGCAATATATATCTTATCACACTTATCTACGATTTTTTGAAAAATATAGCTATTTTCACGCAGTGTAGAGCCAAGCAGTGGAATAGCATTACCAGCAACGATTGCATCAAACACACCCTCAACAATTGTGATATCTTTATTCCAATCTAAATAGAGTTCATTGAATATAAAATCTTTTTCTACTGGTGGATTACAATACTTTTGCCATTCGCCAGAAGTATATGAACGAGCAATAAAATAGTTTAAGTTTCCTTTCATATCAAATGAAGGAACTATAACTCTTTCTTTATATTTTCCATCTGGACAATATCCCATTTTCCACCAAACAAGATCATTCCGCAATATTCCACGAGTTTTAAGATATTGTCGAGCTGGGATTGATAAAGGATTTATTTCTTTTCCTGTTAAAGTTGTAAATTCTTCTGGAAGTGAAACTTCAATTATTTCTTTTTCGCACTCAACTTCAGAGAAATCAACAATGCCCATAAGAGTTTTCCATTGTTGTTTGTGTTCTGGTTTTCCATAAGAATAAACAAGTCTTCCAATATCTTTACTTATATAATCACAAACCCAACACTTGAAAACATTTTTGTCAAAGTTTAAAGAAAGTTTCTTTTTATGATGTTTACACTTCGGGCAATAAAAAAGAAACTCATCTTTTGATTTATAATATGAGCCAAGAAAATCTTCTACGATTCGGATTTTTCTTTGAGACATGTTAAGCCTGCTCTTGCCATGACGATTGCGTCGGCTTGATCATAATATTGAGGTTTAGGATTTCCATGCTTTGTCCATTCTACTATAAAATTGGGTTCGTTGTCAAGCAAAAACTTTATAACTATTTCTTTAGCTTTTTTTCCCTTGGGTATGGTAATCCCGCACTTCTTTCTGGCCGAAATCGCTGGAATATATTTTGGTTCAATTCCGAATTCTTCAAAGCAAAGCCATGAAAGAATACCATTAAACTTAATTAATGTTGAAATGGTGTGGGCTGAAGATTTTCCCATCATAAACATATTTAAAGCAGGTTCAATAAATATGTGATCAATTGCATAACAATAAGAAATATCCTTAAGTCTTTCTCTACAATACATAATCTTTGAATAAAGATCGGGAAAAGTTGGTTTGTGTCTCAAATCCCAACTATCAACTTTAACCAAAGTTCCATCACCGTCAGCAATAGCAAAGCCGGTTATACTTGTAGAAATATCAAGACCAAGAATCATTCAACACCGATCTTTTCAAAACCTTTGTCACGTTGGATTGATAGTCCTTTAATCTGTCTTAACTCTGGCTTTAGGATTGTATTATAATAGTTTCTTGCATCAGAACCATGCGGTAAAACAAAACGTATTGAATATTCTGCAACAAAAGATTGTTTGGATGTCGAAATCTCATCTTCCCTATATGCAGTTGTAACATTGGGAATAGCTCTCATAAATGCCATGACCTCCGTTCGATCAATCTCTTTAGCTTGAACAATGCTCATAATAAAATGGGCCAAATATTCATCTTGAACTTCTTGGTCGCGCTCATTAATATAATGCCGCCATTTTTCAAATTCATTTTTCATCATTATAAATAGAATATTATTATATCAAAAATCTAACTTTAATTTAAATGTAAAATCATCTATTTCTCTTTTACGAACAGGAGTTGCCAGTTTTGTGATTGCAATAAGATTTCTATTGCTATCATAGATTCCAATTTTACTTATAAATGTTGTCTTTTTAAAATCAGCACTTCCCGATGAGCCACTAAAACTACTTTTTGTTATATTTTTAATGTTAAGGAAAGGATTCTCTCTAAAAGCAAAAGAACTTGTATAAGCCATCATCGAACCAGATTGTCCATGTTCTATAAAAGTAGGATTATTTGATTGATTCAATTTTCCTTTTGGTGCATGAGCCAGCATTGTAACATTTGGAACATAGTTAGTTCCACTAAAGGACATTCCAAATCCTGAATATACAGCAGCAGAACCTGTTTCTCCAAAATAAACCCATCGCGGGTGATCTGCGCCGACTGAAGATTCATAAGTTTCTTGGTGAGCCGCGCCCGTGGCCTGTAAAACCCACGAACCCGTAAGCATAATAAGTCCATCATTATATAAAACAACGCCCGCCACTTTATCAGCATTTACTCCAGAACCTGTTACTCTCAAAACACCGTCTTTATAACGATCTGTAACTTCTTCTTGAGTTATTCCCGATATAAGAAACTTAAGAGAAACAGAGCCTTTTTGAATCGATGATCCGTAAAAAATAGATGGAATGTCCAAGATTCGCATTTTTTGGCGACCTTTATCCCAACCCAAATCGTCGCCAATAGCCAGCGATGAGCTAAGAGCAAAATGAGGACTATAAACATTATAGTTTTGAAGAACATTTTCTAATGCACCAAAATATGAACTTGAGCGTCGATTTTGCAATCCTGTTGGACTGTATCTATCTCTACTGGAACCACTCATAGTTGGATAATAAAATGATGAAATGGTGGCAGACATTGGATAAGAACCTGTTGTTGTGTCTCCATACTCTTGCTCATCATATGATGCAGTTGTTATTGTTTTAAAGAATGCGTGATTGCTTGTTTTAGACGCAAATGAATATATTAAAAATGAATCATCTCGATTAACGTTATATTCATATAAATTTACATACCCAACAGGAACTCCCGATGCAGTTGTTGAATATGTTCCTTGTCGATCAACTTCATTATTTCGATAAATGGAGCCTGTATAAATAAACAGATCAACTTGTGGATGAGTTTTTAACCGATTATAAAAGATATCATTTCTGTCAAATTTATAAAATGGCATTGATCTAAATAGTCAGACTGATTATTAATAATCAAGTCGGACGCGAACAGTCATTTCATTTGTAGGATCTTTTTTCAACGGCTCAGAAACTTTTGCAACAGCCAAAAGCTCATTGTCTGGAGAATATAAGCCAACCGTTGTAAAATAAGCCACAGGCGAATCTAACTGATTGTTTTTAACTCGAATCTTACTTTCGCTTAAGTATGTTGGATTGGCGCTATAGTTAAACTCATTGTTATTAACACGGCAGAAATAAATCGATGAATTTAATTCAGTTGTATTGTTAAAACTAAGATTATAAATCCTGTGTCTTAATGCATCACAACTTGCGGAAATCGAAGATCCGGTAAACTGAGCGTTCATAGTGGGTCCAGCAGCTGAACCAGTATTTGCTCCATGTCCAAGCATAATCATGCTTGAACTACCAGCATGTTGACGCTCCGAACCATATGTTTGGAAAATACCACCAGTAAGCACTGCTATACCAGCTTGATAAAAAATTAGTCCGACTTTTGTGTCTTCAGGCATTACACTTCCGCTGCCATACAAAATTGAATATTCACCAGTAGGAGAGTTGACAAGATAACTGGAAGTTGCTTTAGTGTCAGTTATTGTAATAAGATCCCTGAAACTATCTCCAATACTAGCAGTACCAAAACTTTTACTTGCTGCCAACTTAAGACTAAAAGAGCCTTTTTTAATTTCATCTTTTGTTAACAAGCGAGAAAAGTTTAAGAAATAGCATTCTTTTAGTTTTGTTCCGCCACTCGTTACATCGCCATCTTGGTCAAACTGCAAGATATTGCCAGAAGCATCATGTCCTTGAAGAACCGCTGCCATTTGATTATATATGTTAATCTTTTTTGAATTTTGGACGTTTGTGGATGCAGACAAGGACGAACCAGTAGAATATCCGCAAGTAACATCAATAATATGGTTTGCCGAAGAACTTAAATAAGGATAGTCATAAATACTCTGAAACATTCCATGTGAAAAGTTTTTAATATTTGGTTCGCTACCAAGAGCAATCGTTGCTCCACCATATGTTCCTGAAACAATCGATCCTGTTATTGGAATCGATTCGTGAAGAAGAGTGCGGGTGCTTGTTCTATCACCGTTATTTAAAGTTTTAAAGATTGTCGCCATTTGTTATTCCTTTTTTATCAAGTAGGTACTTTCGCAAACCTTACTGGAACATCTAATCTATATCCAGTAGTTGCTCCCGTCACTCTTACGATTGTATCAATATATTTTACAGCTTGCCCTGTGGGATTGCCAGTTGCACCACTCGCCCAAGAGTTACCTAGTCGATCAAACAAATAATCACTCGTATTCAAATCTATTGAAGCAGCAATTGAAAACATCAATATGGTTCCACGAGGACCAGAAATAACCTGTTCTGGACTAAACTTTCTGGTTGATCGTTCAGTATTTGAACTAACAAAATTCCTGTCGGTAAGCGATAAGAAATAAGATGCAACATTATCGTCATCAATAAAAGAAACATCAGCTCTACCAACCTGAGAAGTGCTAGCTAGTGCAGGGCTTACGATTTGTCCAAGTCGATGATCCATTTCAATAATATATTGAGTTTCATTTAAATCTGCGGGGATTGTAAAGCTTGGAGAAACTTCCGTTGTATCAAGTCCTTGATCGACGCGAATAAATCCGCCATCGAGTGAAGCTCCGCGTATAACTCCATCATCATTTCCAAAACCGCCATCGGCATTTGCTTCTTCAGTATTTGCATCTACAGCTACAACAAAGCCTCCAATAGTCTGTTCTCTATGACCGCCACCAAGAGCATTTATTTTTAATACTGGCAAATATAACAAATTATTTCTTGGGATAGAAACAAGTTTGCTATTCATAGTTGCAGTATTATTAGTAAAAGATTCTAAAACAGGAGTTTGCAAAATCTCTAAATCATAATATGCGCTTCCGCTTGCATGATCTTTGTTATAAAGTTCGTAGTTAATTTCGTCATCACCAAGTGCAAATTTTGTGATCTTAAAGGATCCATCTCCTTTAGCTAGCCGAAACCTTCCGGTATCAGTTAAAACTGCATCAAGAATAATGTCACCACTATTGTCTAAAAATCCCATTTATCTCTCCTATTATACCATAAATAGTTTCAAAATTACTTATTTGTCCTATATTTTTGCTCACTTATTTTTATCAACATATTTCCCCACCTGAACGTTTAATGTGCTCTGTTTTAAAATAAACATTAAAATCCATTTTTCTTCCTGTCTTTTTTGATGTCAATCTTATTTTAAATTTTTTGGGCTGTGCATCACCTGACCAAATTCCTTCATTTTGAGAAGTAAGTCCTAAAACGGGGGGATCTGATGAAAGACTAACAGTCGCCAAAGACGGTATTCGATTTCCTGTGGCTTGATCAATAAAACCACTTTCTACTTCGTTTAAAGCTGCTTGAGCAAACGTTGGTTTAATTTGAATAAACTTTTTGCATGATTTTGTTGGTGTTCGTGGATCTGGCGGTATTGGGGCTGGGAATGTTTCAATGTCCAACCACACTGTTCCATGATCATCGTGCATAGTAACTTCATATACAACTGTTGGGTTTGATATATTATTATGAACATCAACAGCTCTAAAAGTGTACCAATATTTTTTATTTGGTACAACATCATCGGTGAATGATGCTGATGATGCTTCTTTACAAGGGTTTGAAAAAAAGCTAGAACTATCAACTCTTTTATGAAAATTAAAATCTCTCCATGTAGTCGGTTTTGTATCGGTTCTCCATATTTCAAAGATTGTTACTGGGTCATCGCTTTTAAACTCAATTGGTGTAGCTCCACCCGATGGTAATTTTTGATTTAACAAATATTTATCACGTAACTCATCATCAGTATTTGATAACGAAATAAATGGTGCTTTATAGTTACCAACATTTCCGTTAAAAAACATAAGAATCTTATTGCTTATACCTCTATATGGGATTAAGTTAACATCTGGTGCAACCGGAGGTTTATCAATAACAACAGTATTGAAAGTAAACTGTGGGACTTCAAATAAAACAAGAGATGGTTCTGTAAAAACACAGATTTCCGCTTCATTCCAATTTAAGGCCGATGAAGGATCATTAGAAGTTATTTCTGGTGTCATATTCCCAAGGTATGCTTCGGTAAACGTATTTGCATTAAATGTTCTATTAATAAATGTAATCCAATCGGATGCCAAAAAAGATCCATGCTGCATCGTGAAAATACTATCGGGTAACGATAAAGTGCCAAGGCCGCTATTCATCGCTCGAAGCTGTGCTTCAGTAAGAGGTTCAGTAGGAATTATACCACCTGACACGCCCGCGTCGTTCCATCCAAAATTGCCTTGGGGAGCGAGAGGATCGCTACCAGGCTGATCAGTTCCAGTACCAAAAACTAACTCACTAACGCTTACACCACCAGCTGCGGCGAGTTCTTCTAGTGTTAAAGGCGTGAATACGGTTTCTTGGCCAGGTGCAGGCCCAGTTCCAGGAGCAGCTATATCAAAAATGCGTGTTCTTGTTGTGTTGGGTTCTGCACACAATGGCATATTATTTATTTTATAGCGATATTTTGAACCAATAACAAGCTGATATGCAAAAACAGTATAAGAATATTCAACACCATAAATAACTTGTGTATCTATGTATTTTAATACATCAATTTCGCTTGAATTGGGTAGCCAAATATTTTGAAGAAATCGGCCATTCTTAGTTCTTTTCTCGATTCTGTAGAATAAAGTTTCTGAGTATGCTTGTTTGCCATCATATATTTCTTTGTATGTTCTTGCCAAAGGAGAACTAGCAGAATCTGGCCCTAAAACTTTCTTTGCCATCCACTCTCTTAGAGCTTCTAAATCAGACGCCAAACTACTTGCAGAACACATATTATTTGCGGTATTAAGAATCTCTTCTAGTTCAGAAAGTGTTGGGCTAAATAACCACATCCAATCTTCGTCACCAGTAGAAGAAAGCAAAGTAGGAAGATCTATTAATGCTGCGGCGGCGGTGGTCATAAGGAACTGACCAATATTCCAATATCTATAATAACCATCAGTCATGCCCCATAGAGTAGGATCAACTGCCGAGACTCTATCCATTTTCATCCAACGATTCCAGGGTCTTTCTCCATAAATTGGACCAGCAGCTTCCACTTCACTCGTTTTGGTCTTTCCTAGTTCAAATGGCCTGCCATGGCTATATCTTTCCACATAAATTTCTTTATTTTCCATCACCTCACGTATTAATGATGCGCCCATTCGAGTTTTTCTAAAAGCATCTGCAAATTGAGTATTGTTGTCTGTATTGAAATCAATTTCAACATACATTGGAAACATTCGTCGTTTTTCATTATGATCAAGCAAATATGCAATACTTGTCATTGGAACAACTAAATTATCAAACTGATTAAGAAATGGAAAAATATTAAATAAGTTATCCCTCCAGGACGGACTTGTATCTGCACCAAAACCTGGTGCGGTATCTCCGAGTGTTTGACCGGCACCAAATGATTGTCCTGTAACTTCAGAAGGATTTACAATAACAGGTGCCGGACGCAATCCAAGATCTCTTAAAACTTTTGCCCATTCTTCATGATATGAAAGTTTATCTAGTTCCCCTGTTTTTTCACCCTTAGAATTTACAACATCTATTAAAGTATCCTTTATTTTACCACCTAAAGTAATATGTTGGTAATAAACTCCAGATCCAGGAAAGGCATGAAGCAAACCAGCAACTATGGCTCCGGGATCTCTCATCATTTTATCTATCTCTGTCAGAAAAACATAAAGGTTTGGCAAAATTTCTTCAGGCAATGAAGATAATATTCTTTCATAATCACGAATATAAAAGTTGTAGTTTGCATTATAATCAAAATATAATGAACTAAGTTCGTTTTTTTCTGCTACTGTTCCCAATAACTGTGGTTGTTCAATGTCAAAAGCATAATCAGAATAAATTACTTCTTCTAGTGGTGAGACATTTCCTGGGTCAACTAGCGTTTCGGGTGGTGTATGCACTCTTGGAGGAACAACGGAATGTTTCGGAAAAGAAATGTTGAGTCCCTCGATATCGATGGCCACTTTTCCTTCCGCCACGAGGTTTTTCGCGATTTTTGAACCGAGTTTTTTTACAATGCCTATTACATTAAGTGCTATTCTTGTTGATGCCATTTTATTGTTCTCTTCTCAGCTCTTGAGTTTCCACAAATCTTCCAATGACCCAGCTGCCCCTGCGGGCTTTTCACTCGACATTGGGCCTGGTTTTTCAAACGATGGACGTTTAGCGGGACGCCAATTGCGCCAATCAACTTTTATTGTGGGTGGTGCGCCCGGAGGACCAGGATGATTGTAAACTCGCTGACAAGGTTCAACATGCGCTCCTTGTACATTTCCAAATATAAATGGATTTGCTACAAGATAAATTTCTTCCTTATAATGAACAGCAAAAGGATTATGGGTGTTAATACCAAATCTTGCTCCAATCGTTCCTTGTTTCCATTCTGGCTGTTCAAAATCAAGTGTATTTAAATCTGTATCAACGCGAACAAGTTCAAATGGTAAAATCCTTCCCGGATCTCCGGTTGAATCACTTGGTAGCGACTCTGGATCATATTGCCCTTCATAAACCAGAAGATTCCAAAATTGATCTGCTTTATATCTAAAAAGATCTAAAGGTCTTTCCCAATTCCCCCAAACGGGACTATGCGACGCGGCAGACTCCGCTACCCTATAATCTATAGGCACCTCTAAATATGGATTTGCATGTGCGGGCATTTCTCTTACCAAATCTCGACCATTGGTTGGAAATCTTTGAATAAATCTCGCATCGCTTCCTAATGGGCCACCTGGTCCAAAACCTAAAGTAATCATTTGATCTCGCCTTTGTAAAGCTTCTTCTACAATTAAATTACGGACAGGGCCAGGAGTGGGAACGGGGGCTCGTGGTGCCCTTGGCCATCGAGGAAAGGGATCAACAATTGTTGGCGGTGCGGTTTCCGTTGGTGTCCCTGGTTTTGTTAAAATATGAGTTCCTATTGTTGGTGCCGTGGGAGCTACTTCAAACTTTGGTAGTCCAAATGTTTCGGGCTCGGTACTAGTAGATTGAGTGCTTTGGGCGTCATTCGACAAAGCTCGCGCTGCGCTAGCTCGCGCCGCTGCGATGATTGCATCCATACTTACTGCTACCATTTTTCTAGCTCCCCATTAAAATAAAGTATTCATCATAAGTAGGCAACTCATAATCTTTACTTCTCTTAATATTTACCGCAGAATTCTCATAAGGAGTAAGTCTACAAAGCAAATTTTTTCCACTTGTTTGATTTAAAAGTGATTTAGTAACTGGTTTCCAAGCTGGCATTCCCAATTGAAAATCGTCTAATGTGGTTCCATCTTTTAGCTTCTTTCTTGTTGTATCAAAGTTGGTTAAAACTTCTATAATATCAATAGTACCAAACTTATATCTAAACGTGTCCTCATCATCCTTGCAAGGATTTTTTTCCAAAAAACAAATGACATCTTTTCTTAATGCTGTAGCTTGTTCTGCTGAAAATCCGTTTTCGTTAAACTTAAATAATAATTTTACAGAGTTTGGCAAAGATCTAAAAATACTAGAAGGGGTTTGATTTGATTTTGAGGCTATAACTTTCTTTTTTATATTTGTCTCACAAAGACCAACATTAAAGTTATCAATATTACAACACAACGAATCAATATCTAAACCCAATAAATCATCAAATATTGGTTTTGCTATACGATTTTGTTCAGACGTTTTACCCTTTCCTAAATCGTTATCAACATATTTTTCCGTGTTATCATTATCATCATCACTTGATTTTACCGATTTCTCCTGTGGTTTCTTGGGCGTTGCGTCAGCATCTTCATTAACAACTACAACATTTTTATTGAGGCCAAAATATTCTGATGTACTATTTGCAAAATCTATATCATCATCTAACCCTAAGCAATCAATTATTTTTTGTTTTTCGGATTTATTCATTGGTTTATTATTGTTACTAAATTTAGGATTAGTAACATTATTTGTGGCTTCATTCATTAAAGTCATAGCATATGATTTCCCAAGTATTTCATTATTAAGGTTCGTATTTAAATATTTAATACTTTTTCCAAGATTTTTAAAATCTCCAAAAAAAGCAATAACGCCTGGATTTTTGAGATTAACCGAACCCCATTTAGCTACCGAACTTATACTAATTTTTGTAGGAGTTACATATGAATACATCGAAGTAAAGACACTGTCTCCCTTGGTAACATTTCCAATACTTAAATCAGCATTTTCATTATTAAAAAGTTTTTTATTTTCAGCAGAAATAATCTCTTCGAACTCAGACCTTGAAACTTGTTTTAATCCTAATTTGTCTCCATTCGCCAAGTTTAAAAAGTTAAAACCAACATCAAATGGAATATTCGAATCATAAGTTGTTTTAAACTGATGTCTTACGTGAAATATTGTAAGTTTCTTTCGATCACCACCCTCAATATGACTTTTATTAACATCAGCCTCACCCGCGTCATCATCTTTTGATTTTAAACCTTTATAAAGTGCAGCAAAAGATGATATTTTATTCTGTAAAGCACTTATTAACTTGATAACTGCCAAAATACCTTCTGGGCTTCCGCAATGAGGAGAAATTATATTAGCCAAAGCTTTATATTTTGAAATAAAATCAATAGATTCTGATGAATAAAAACTTAAAACTTCAAAATAATCGTTTAGAAATTTTGCGGCATTCCAATCCGAGCCATAAGAAAAACTATCGGAAAATTTATTTTTTAAAACATTAAAGTTTCTTGGAACATATTCACCACGAACATATTGCTTCGAACGCTTTCCTTTTTTATTTTCCGATCTTACAACTTGTTCATTGGAGAAACCACCAGTATCTTCTTCGTGTTGTTTTTTACCACTACGAGGTTTACGTTCTGATTTTTTTGAAGATTTTGATTTTTGGTTTTTCGCATAATCATCCGTATCATTTTTATGAGGATCGCCATAAGGATTTTTGATTTCTGAAGGAAAATTTATAGCAGTGTTATAATATTCTCTTAAAGACAACATTGAAATATTCAAACTTTTAATATGAGATTCAAATATCTGTTCTGTTATATCAAGCACATGAAGCTCAACTCTATATTGATAATATCCATCTGTTTTTGATTTGATTGTTGCGTCTATTCCACTGAAACATTGAACTCCTAAAAATCCGGACATATCCATATTTAAACGTTTTTGTTCTATAGAGCACCCTCTAATACTTTCTGGTTGACTATCATTACTATGTTTTACCGGATTTAATGTCGGACTACCAAGTTTTTGATTGGCTGCTACAACTAACTCATCAATTTGATCAGGATCAGATTTTATCCATTGATCGCCTTCTTTTTTAACTCTTTGTCTATAAACTTTTAAAGATAATATCTGGGGTGGAAAACTTTTCAAAATCGTTTCATATGAAAAAGAATTTGAAAAGATTGAACTAAACAATGAAAACTTTTCCATTATTCTTCTCATATTTGCAAAAAACAAAAATCTCAAATCTCCATCATCATCTCTCGAAAAATAAATATCAGAAAAAAGATTATAAGGATCACAACGATTAAATGTGTCCTTATAAGGGTTCTCTATCATTTTTTTTGTTTTCGTTGCTGGGCATGGGCTTGTATCTTCTGTCATTGCTTGTTTATGAATATCAGCAAGCATTTCAAGTTCTCTATTATCAATAATATAAGTCTCTGGTATTAGATTGTGAGTATGCGTTTCAAGTGTTGACCCGTCAGTTGCTATGGGGGTTTCACTAGAAAAACTTCCATCTGCGTCAATAGTATGTTGATGAGAATAAGAAACCCCGTCTATATATTGCAATCCGCCTCTACGCGTTCCGGGTTGTGTTCGAGTGAACCCAGCACTACCATCCTGAGCGACATGATGTGTATGTCTACTTTCATAAGTCGAAGAACTCTCATAAGATATATAGAAGCGAACATCACTGTTTTCAATTACTGGAACTAGATTTAACAAACCAGTAAATTTTTGTTCTTCAGAATCTACAATTAAATTAACTCCCTCCATTTCGAGTTGATTGGTATATTCAGCAATATCTAACTCAATCCATGCCAGAAAAGATAAGTTTTGAGGAAATAAACGTGGATAGGAAGTTTGATGTCGTAGGTGATATTCTCCCCCGTTGTCAACCATATCGGTAAGATTAAATCCAGAATCTACTCCATAAATTGTTTCTTTCTCAAATCCTTCAAACCTTTCAACCACATGTATTTTAATAAATTTTTTATATTTATTATTTATTAATAAAGAGTTTTCATTACTACAAACTAAATCTTTGCAAGCTAAATCAACAATTACTTCTAGTGGCACACCTTCTGTGTCCTCCGAAGTTGAAGCAGGGAGTTCGGTAGGTTGCCCGTCTGCGTCTAGATAAACATCTTGTTGATCAGAGGGAATACCTCTTGATAATGTTATTTTAGGAATAGTAACTATGGGAAGCGTTCGCTCTGAAATGGAAGGAAGTGTTTTTTCTACATGATATGTCATTTAACAATCCTCAAGATCATCTTCAGTAACATCTGATCTATAATAATCTCTAGTATCTTCTTTGTCTTGTTTGGCTATATCTTGACAATCTAACATCCTTGATGAAAAGATTCCTTGTGCTTTATCTTCTGGAAATAGTTTGCAAAGTGTTCTTGGATCAATTTCATTATCCACCGATACATCAAAAAAATATTCAACAAAAGATTGATCAATACTATAATCATAGTTGGCTTCTGGAACGTCTAATAAAACATTATCTCTTACATAAATTGGTGGTTTTTTGAAATACAATGGGATTAAATGTTCTTCAATAGCCCCAGCTCTATTTACAGAACCCGTTGTTACTTCGAATACTTCAACATCAAAGTTATCATTTTCAAATGGAGTATTTACTTCATCAATTTCTAAAACGATTGAATCTTCATATATTCTTATGTGGGTTCCATCATCAAAAGGAGTGGATGTATAACTATCTTCCCAAGCTTCCTTATCAACATAGTCCTCTCTTTGAACTTCAGATTTATAAGTTATTGGAACCATATTAAGTTGCGGAATATTAACTATTTTATTGTCACCTTCTACTTTGTATGTGTATGAGCTAGTTATTCGTCCTTGTAAAACATTTACAGACCAAGCCGATTTTTTGTTGGTTCCTAAATCTGCACTTCCAATGGTATTAGAAGTGTTATAAAATTTTGTTGGAGATTGTTGAATAGTGGGATCGATACGAGTTTCGGGCCGCTGCCTACCACCTTGCATAGCTTGTTGCATTTCAGGATCAGAACCAAAATTTGAAAAACTCCCCTCAATATCAGCATCACCACCCAATGGATCGCGGTACAGTTCAGTATCTTCAGTAATAAACTGATGCTGATAACTCAATGATTCCTCAATGCCGGTAAAAACATATTGAGTTTCAAGACGCAGATCTTCTTTGATTCTGTCTTCAATCTCATTTTGTGGTTCTTTTGCCCACGTAGAACCATCTCGATCTCCTGTATCATCGTTACTATTCGGTGCAGCATATTTTCGATCATAAATGACATCATCGTCAAAAAAAGCATAGTAAATTGGTCTAAAGGTGCCTTTTGATAATAAATATTTTCCATATTGAGTGAGTTGAATATCCATCACTCTTTCTTTTTTATTTAAAAACTTCATCTACGAACATTCCCCGCTAGTATTATCACTATCACGCCTTTCTTTAAATTCATTTTCAGTTTCAAGTTGTGCCAATTCAATCAAACTAAAGAAATCATACGGCCAGTTATAACTATAATCAGGAGTTTTTCCTTCATTATTTTTAAAATTAAATTTAAACCTATCGTCATCTGATGAATCAGCAGTCATCTTAAAGTAATTAATCTCTGCCTTTCTTTTTATCTTAAAAACCATCCATTTAACGTCTTTTGGTATTCTTTTGCCACCAAAAAACTCCCATGGAGCCATTTCGTGTTTTACTTCAGCTGAATCTTTTTCAGCGGTCAAAGAAATCTTTGGCATAACTCCTTGCCAAATATCAGCAAGATCTTGTTTATCAAGAGTATGTTCAACGTCTAAAATATACATAATGAAAGGTTCTATATCTTCATACAAATCATAATTCATATTTGGCGGAACAACATATTTATCTAACTTAGTTACTAAATCAGAAATCGATGTTTGTGTAACTGTTCCAGAGGGTTGGAACTCAAGTCCAGCTAATGGCTCATTACCATTCAAAACGTTTTGTTTTGTTGTTTCATATATTCGTCTTGAATCATGCTTATCTTGCCCAGCCAATGTAAAGAAATATCTATCATAAATTGGCTCCTCTATGCTCTTAGCATAAGAACTATCAGGGTTTGTGATTGGATATTCTAAATATGGTATTGCAACAAGAGCTTCAGATATTACTTTTCTGTCTGCAATTTCACCAACTTTTTGTTCCATTTGTTTAGATTTAAATCCACACGTTTGAACCAAAGAACCTGTATATCCTGTAGTTCCTTGACTATTTCCTGTTGGTAATGCTGGATATGTTTCTTCAAGTCCCATAAATAAACCTTGGCTTCCAGTGCAAAAATCGCCATATCCGGTCCACATCCCTCTAGGCATTTCATAAGAACCAGCTGTTATACAACTCCATTTATCTTTTGCAAAATTTAAAATAGGGGTTTCAAACTTAGGACTTATTACCCAAGCATCAAAAGAAGAATCTGAAGGATCTTTGGCGGAAACCGGAATATAACTTTTTTCTGATGTTGAATTTAAATTATATTCAATTTGTTTTAATCTAGTTTTTCCTAGTAAGTTCAAAGAAGATGACACCATCATTGCTGTTTGAAATGCTGGTTTTGTTCTATTGTCTACAATAGTTCCGGCAGCAGTAATCTTTCTATTAAAAACATTTTCTAGTTCTGGATTGGAATAAGAAAGCGTTGCTTTAGATAATATTTTATTTAATGTTCCTGCGCCACCTTCAGTTCCATCTGCCACATATTTAACAGTTGCAATACTCTTTCCGTAAAAATAAGGTGGAGTATATGGAGCAGTGGTTGGATCTTGTGATACTCTATATTTACCTTCTGAATCTCCGACCCAAAAACTTGAAGTATATAATACGTTTGGACCATACCATCTTCCTCTCCACTCAAGAGGTTGTGTATTATTGCGACCACCCGGATCACTACCTGCCTCCATCGCAGTTCCGGCACCAAGAGCCCCATAACCCTCAAACATAACAGTTCGATTTGCACCGCTATTGGGCATTCTTAAAAACACATCCATGGTGTATAAGTTTCCAGATATAAATGTTGAAAATTCATTTTCGGGTTTTGAAGTGATCGTCGTAAAAGATTTATTTTTGAGGAAAAAGTTAGGAACCTCGGCAAAAAAGTTATTTGTTGCCATTTCAAATGTTGGTCTGATTTGACCATCCCAATCAAAAAATGGAAGTCGGCCATAGTTTCCAGTAGATCCGCCGACACCTTCAGCACCGACCTCACAAGTAATTAAAGCAATCTTAGATTCTCCATTTGATGAAGAAACTGGAATATGATCTTTGAACGCAAAAAGAGATTCAAATGGAATTCTATAGTTAGAACCCGACGCCAATGAACTGCCATAAAATATTCCGGTATCTCCAGCGTCAACAGATGATGAAATCACAGCAGTTAATGAACCAGTATAAACAGGCCAATCGACTGCGATGCCTGATTTTATAGTATTATAAACTATTCCAGGAGCAAAAAATGGTTGCATTAACGATTGAATGGCCAATGCGCCAGAAAGTTCAACACCATCAGTAGAGCCATTATTGGTTTTTATATCTCCGTTTGCCCAGTTAACACCACCAATATGATCCCCAACTGATTTTGATAAAATAGATCCAAGCTGCATACATCGAAGCATTGGATAAAATCCACTATAAGGTAATAGTTTTTTAACTACATTACACTTTAATGTAACTTTATTAAGAGCTGCGTCTGTTTCAAATTTTCCAAAATATTTTTGAAAATCAGTATTAGAATAATCTTTAAAGAAGTTTTCGTTTAATGGCCATTCTGATTCGCTAGTGCCTGCTGTTTGAGTTGCACTTGAAGTTATAGAAGCCCCATCAAGAGATAAAAATTTATTGTTGGATTCTCTAAAATCTCCACCATGATCATTTATATAATAATCAATATTTTTTGAAATTCTAAACTCTGGTATGACCGTGTAGTTCTTTGCTATTGAACGAATATCTTGTGCATAATCTTCATAAGAATCAAACCACGGATTCTTTTTGGCCAATAGATTTGTATGCCATTGGGGAGCATTCTCAGCGATTGGCGCTGACACATGAGGCCAGTGATACATTTGTGATGCTGTGGGATATGTTGCATTACCATATATTAAAGCCGTATTTGATACGTCCGATGATGTAAAAAACATTGGTCCATGAATAGCTGATTTTGCCGAGTTCCATGGTGTTCGAACAAGTTCTCCTGAACGAGAAGAAACAATAGTAGCAACACAAAATTGATTTTGTTTCATTGTCTCAATAGGCCACACATTCGCTGCACCTACATCTGCGTACCCAAGAGAATTTAATGGCATTGGAGCGCCTGAGCTAGTTGATCGAATACGATCACTTAAGTTATCTCTCCAAAAAGTTCTTCGATTTAATACAGTTCGATCATAACCATTAACTCCAACTCCATCAACTTCTGCATAAGAAGTTCTTCCGCGCTGCTCTGCAATACCTGTATTGACATCACGAGGATAAACAACTTCTTTATAAGAAAACTTCTTAAGAATTGCCCTTGGAGCATCTACAAAAGATTTGTCGTATAACTGTCTTATTCTAGAATAGTTTTGATTATTGGCATCTTCTTTTTCATTAATCCCTAAAATATTATTAATTTGAGGATTAGCAAATGCTACAAGATTATTCCCAAAAGAGTGTCGAAGTGTAACACATTTTCCTAAAGAGTTAACATGTTCAATTGTTGTGTTCAGCGGCTTATATTTAAAAGTAACTGGTGGTTCAACCAAACTTGCAGTTACCACATGCTTATTAATAGAAAAATTAGTTCTTGACTTAAACGGTTGTAAAAACTTGACCACCGTCCCGGCGTCTTTTGTTCCGTCCCTACTTTGAACTACCGGGACTTTTCGAGAAAATAATTGTCCATTTGCATAAAGACTTATAATATTATTGTTTTTTTGATATCTTGCAATAGGATTCTCTCCAACTCTAAGTTGTTTCCAAGAAGGGTATCCCCAAACACCATTTCTATGAGTTATTATTCCATTAAAAACGTCAGCTTTTCCAGTATCGGCTTCCGAAGTACCTTCTACTATATTTGAATTCAAATAGGCAAGAATATTATTTGTAGAAGGAAATCCAAGAAAACGTGTTGATGAAGTTAATGGTTCAAATATATTAATATTAAGACCAACAAAATCATTTGGAATAAAGTTACTAAGACCAGAGTTTCCTTGGACTGATGCTGAATAGTGTCCATAGTTCTGTATGCATTCAGCACCATATGCCGATCCAATAACGCTTTCTGATATAAACGATGGCATCGATGCTGTTCTGGAAGTTGATCCTGAAGGAATCGAGAAGTTTGAAACGTATTCAAATGTATCTGTAAAAGAGCCCGAAATAGACGCAGTTATCCAAGAATATTGATTTGCACTTCGTGGAATCGGACGATGAATATACCAGTTATCGTAATCAATACTTCGACTTAAAGTGCCTTCATAATCATTGTCGTAATATGCGCTTAATGCACCAACTATTTTTGAGTTTCTATTAATCTTATGATACGCCGCAATTGTATTATAGTTGTTCGCATTTGTAGCGTGATCTGCTGGAACAGTTCCATCACCAGCTGCGCCGGTTGGATCAATACCAAACTGTCCAGCATTTTCTTTATACCAACCATGTAATGCATTTCTTACAATCAAGTTTCTATAATTTAATGTATTATAAACAGAATATTCTCCTGCATAAATGTCCATCACTCCGCGAGCCATTGTTTCTGGTCCGCCAGGAGCACTAAATCTTTGAACAATAATTGATTTTCCTGATCCTGTTAAATCATTTCTAGGAATAGCAAAGTCAACAATTCCAGAAACAAATGTTGAGGATGCGGTTGCTGGCGTGAAACCTTCATTCCTAACAAAAAATCTATTATTCTCTGATCGCCCAGCAGTTTGCAATATTTCATAATCATTTTGATAGTTTCCAACAACTGCCGATGAAGTTCCCCATTTGATATTACGAATATTTAATGGACGTTTTGCATATTCATCTCTATAATATATTGCATTTGGATAACGTTGATTGCTGGCAAAAAGACCACCATTAGTAAACTGCACAAGATATCCTGATCCACCAAAAGACATATATACAGATTCTGCTCTTGTTTTTATTGTATCATTGGAAGCTGTATTAATATTGGCATGACGGACTTGTCTTCCTCCAACATGCCTCTCGGTAAATGGACCCTGCATTGGAACTTCACCGATACCATAAGAATCATCATGATAGTTTGTGATTCTAGCATATTTAACGAAATTAACAAATGGTTTTGGTGGAGATCCACTTATAAAACCTTGCAAAACATTATCTTTAAATTCATCAACGGAAGCACTATAAAGACTAAATCTTGCAAGCGAAGCACCTTTTGATTTATCGTCAAAAGCATCAGAGGCAGCAGTATCTCTCAATGCAAAATCAATACGAGATTTTGCATTTGGTTTTTTTATATCATAACAAACAGTTTTAAATTGTATTCCACCAGAGTTAGGTATTTGAATTTTACGTCCACCACTCCATGGCCTTCTCAATTCGTTTTCTATATAATCTAGCTTCTTTTGACTCTCAAAGTTAGAGCCTCCACGGATTGCCCTAGGATATTGTGATTTTATTAAAACAGGCGCATTCCAATATCTTCTATTATAAGCACTTAATGTTGAAGAATGAATAAGTTGTCTATCTGCATCAACAGCGGCATCGCCCGAAGAAATATAATCTTTTCGATCTGCTAAATATTTCCACCACCAACAGTTTGTATTTTGTGATGGAGGCGAGAATGGCAATGCTGGCAGTGAAGCGCCCACACCCAAGTCCACTGCACCAGCCGACTTTGCGACTGTTTCAAGCTCATAGTTTCTCATTTCAAGTGTAGGATATTTGGTCCAATACTTATTTCTTTCCAAAACATGACTTTCGACCAATGTTCTTAACTTTTTAGAAAAATCTGCGGAAGCCGGGAATAACTGAGTCACCATTTTAGAAATAGAATCATCTGCCCATCTATAATAATCTACAAACTTTTCAAAATCGATTGTATCATTCTTAATCCTGGAAAAATAAAGCTCTCGAAGTTTTTCAAGTTGTTTGTATTCCATTCGATAACGATTGACAGGCTCCCCAATCAAATTATTAAAATCTCGAATGGTTGCGAAAACTTTAATAATTTCATCAGAAAGAATCGCATAAGGGCTTTTCTCAGCAGCAAAGTAATGTGATATTGGTCGCGTTTCTCTAGTGAAAAGAACGTCATCGTTCGAATCAACAAGCTCAATCATATTATGACTGTTTAAAACATCTGGAGGAACTTGGCGGGCGACATTAACAAACTCACGACTTATAGAACCTGTATCAGATGCTGGAAAATGATAACCTTTACCTGTATTTTTAATATCTGCAATAGGTGAAAGCCATCCATAAGAAAGGGCATAAGAACTTGAACTTTCTGCGGCAGATCCCGAAGAAACATCATCAACAGAAAATTGACCAGCAGCATCAGATCCGGTTGTGGTTTCAAAATCCCAATGAAGTGCAAGAGTTTCCATTTCTGGAATTTGTTTTACCGAATTTGCAAAATCTGGAACAACATGGGGATCAAGCGTAAAGCTTCCTGATTCTGTGATATATGCATTTTTATAAGGATTTTTTGTTCCAAAACTAGAAGGATCTCGTGCATGTACTCTTAGTGTTTCATTATCAAGATAGTTCATCCAACAACGCAAAGAAGAAATCTTAGCGTCGGAATATTCTCTAAGAGCACCAGTAAAATCAGTTCGATGTGCTCCAACAAAAAATCTCTTTGAACCAGTCAAGAAATGATAGCCGTATGAAGCAGCTGTAGTCGAACTTGGTCGCGCAGTACCACTTGAAAATGTACCAGTAACTGTAAATTCATTTTGGATTGTATCTGATATTGCATTATATCCCGAGAATATAACTTCGTAGTTTGATCCGCTGGCGCTGCCTGTTACTATTCCACTTCCACTAACTGTATTAGCATAAGGCCAAGTGATTGGCTTTATTCGAACACTCAAGTTCCATCGACTATTATCATAAACATCATTAAACAAGCTGCTTGTTAGTGTTGGAATGACACACGGAGCTGTTCCTGTAAGTTGAAAATGAGCCGAAGTTGAACCAGTTTTTGGTGTAATTGCCTGAACTTGAAAGTTTGCTACATCAGATCCCGCCCACGTAAAACTATCGGCATCACCAAAACCAACCTCATGAGCACCAAAAATAGAAGCTGTTAAGAAATCTTTAAAATAATAGTTTCTTGAAGTTCTTCCAACAGGTTTGGGAAATATTGCTTCTACCTGATAGGTGTTGCCCCTATATCTCATTTCAGTTGAAGATGATAAATAAGAACGAGCATTGCGAGCATCTTCACTAGCAGTTTGTTGACAAACTGTTGCTCCTATTCTATTTTTTGCATTAAAATCCGCATATCTTTTTCTAATGATAGAAGATTCAAAGTTGTTTCTTATTAAATGTGTAGTATTGTTGCCATAAAGGTTTAATTTAACCAACCTTTCATCAATCCCATAACATCGAAGCATATTTCTAAAAGATTTTTCTGTTCCTTTAGATTTAAGAATAACGGGAAGATTATTATAGACATTTTGATATATTCTATTTTTAATTTCATCTAACTTTGTATTGAAGTTTCTAAGATCATCACGACTACCCAAGCTTTCCAATAAGGATGCATCAGCGAAAAGTTCTTCCATTTTAACACCCATGGATTCAACCAATCTATTTGTAAATGGGTAAGGTTTAAAACTGCCACTAGTATATGCATTGTCTTTTATTCTCGGCAAAGAATCTATTTGTAGTTGCAACGTATCAAAATAACTACCAATAATCTGACACAGCTTAAGAAGAACTTCTCTATTGTTTTCTAAATCATCTTCACGAATCCAACCGGGAAGTGTGTGAAAAATAGAAGAGTTGTTATTAAAATCATAATACTCTCCTTCATCCTTTTTTGTTTCTAAAGTTCCTGAAACTATTGGATGATCTGAATATAAAATCGGATCTTTGAACTCTGCCAAAGACGCACTACTTTCAACTATTGCAGATCCAGTTGAGCGAGATCCAACAGCATATCCTGTCCATACTCCATTTGAAACTCTACCAGAATAATCTAAAACTGTTTCATCAAGAGTATCTGTGCTGGAGGTGTTATAAATGCCTTCATTAAATTTATAATAAACTCCCAAGTCTACAGGATTACCGGGGCTATATTTTGCCGAACCTGTTCCTTCTCTGGAAAAATCGGTGTTAGTTCCACCGCCAACCTGTGTAAACCAATATTTACCAATCTCAGTTCCTGTTCTTGCTTTTTTCCAAAACCTAAGTTCATCAATCGAAGAAGTAAGAGAGCCACTAAATTGATCGGCTTGAGTTCCTAGTGTACCGCCTCCCGAAACTGGCGCAACAAGGGAACCAATTTGTCCGATCATTGCTCCGGTTAAAGCTCGAACAGTAGAGCCAGAAGTAACTGTGGTTTCTAAAGTTCCATTACGATAAAGTTTGCACTCCATTGCACTTCCAGTATTTTGAAGACTGATTGCATAGTGATTCCAACCACCCATAAGTGATGTGCTAGAGCTTACGCCAATCCCTGTTTCATTTAAAAATGCTCCAGATAAACGAGCTTTCGAAAACCCATCAGTTCCAGAAAGAAGTGTAACATTAAAAAATTGAAACAAAGAATCAGTTGGACCACCGCCAGATAATTCAACTCGGAATCGTCCATAATCATCATTTCCCCAAGATGAACTGTTCCAAACATCAAAAATTACCTGTTTTCTTGATTGTGCTTCTATATCGAATGAAGATCTAGACATCCAAAACTCAAGAGTAATACCATAATTGCCACTAATCTCAAGATTAGATTCTTGTCGTGTACTTGCTTTATAAACATTTGCACCCGTAAAATTTAATGCTAATGTTCCTGTACCATTATAGTTTGGCGAACGATGTGGTCCACCTTTAAAAAATATGCCTTCCTTAGTTGTAGAAGCATCATGATTAATATATCCTTTGTCATCAACTTGGGACGCCGCACCAGCAGTTTTGCCTAGTTTTACATAACCTGTTGTTCGAGGATAAAGATTGTCAAATACATATTTATCTAAATAAGTTCCACTTAGTTCCCATTCAATCTTTTCTTTGAGAGAACCATCGTATGGATATTCACTATAAATATATCTATAAGAGTCTTCGTAATATTGTTTTGCTGAACCGTATCTGCAAAAGTTAGAAGCTGTAAGAAAATCTACATGAGGTACAAATCTTCTTTGATTTTCAAGTTGTTTTGCAACATAATCAGCTGATTCAACTTCTCTACCAACAGAATTAAGAGTGGCAGACGCAACAATCTTAGATGAAAAAGAATCTTTAAAATAATCTTTACTACTTGGCATGACTTATCATTCTACTTCAAACATTAGAATTAGTTTTTTCTATTTTAAACTTAAAATCTTCAGTTTGCTCCTGATAACTGCCATTTAGATAATAACAAAATTTAACTCCGTAAGCATATCCAGGCTCCAACAACTTCATATCTAAATCAAAATAACTACCAGATACATCATAAGAAAGTCTTGTGTGATTTAAACTACCAGTTCCAAAGCCAACAACAACATGATTATCAACAACCCTATAAATTTTAAAATAAGCATCCTCAACTATTGAAGTTTCAATTTCTGTTGATGCTTTAGTATAAATAGTTGGATTCCAGTTTCTTTGGCGAGTGAACAATCTAAATCTAGCCAACTCCCTGGAGTGATACGAATCTTTAAGATTTGTAATTGTTGTTACATAATCGGGTACTACAAAATATGCTGGCGTATCAAATGTCTTTGGTTTTACCGTGCCGGTGTGATAATAAATTTTGTTTGATGTGTTTCCTTCACCAGCCGAAGCAGTCCACCACTTGTCATATACATATGTAGTGCCTGTTGCAATTGCCATTGAAGCAGAATAAATTCCAGTTGATACTTTACCTCCAGTTATTGCTTGATAAATACTATCGACATATGGCCAAGTTTGAACTCTTTCGCCAGTAGCATCTGATTGTGCATCATCTGACGCAGATGTATGCACGGTTACAAAAATTTTATCTGTAACAGTAGTAGCAAGATGAGCAAGATCTTTGAGCTGACCTCTTACATAGTTGTAAAGATAAAGAGTGTTTAAGTTATCAGCTGCACTTACATTAGAGCTTGAAAGCATAAAATCTCCTCGATGATCTTTTCTAGAAGAATTCCAACGAGCTTCAATAGCTGGTCGTTTAAAGAAATATTCACTACTTCTTGCTGAAAATCTTTTTGTATAGTAAGAACGTGCCGAACTGCTTTCTTGACTTGCTGTTAAATAAGCAATCACTCCATAGTTAGGAAAACCGGGATTTCCAGCTGGATTCTCTCCGCTTGTGCCAAGAATCCATTGTTCGACCAATCCAGTAATATCAACGGATAAATCTTCTGTTCCATCTTCAAAAGAAGCAGAATAATTAAATTCGTTATATCTCGCTGATGCGCCTGCCGGTCCTGGAGCCATCCAAGATGCACTAAGAATACTTCCGCCTGTGGTTGTAACTTTGTTTCCGGCTTCATCTGCAACTGTCCAAATGGTGCCTGCTTTTCTTTTCTCCCAGTTAGAACCTGTTCCATCGTAAGTAAGATCTTTATAGTTATCTAAATCAACTCCAGAACCTTCTTCCCATGATTGTGAAAGAGGAGCAACAATTATCTTAAAGTTTCGAGGAAGTGTTTGATCGTGTCTAACATTATAAAGATTTAAGAAAAAGTTGACACTACCGCTAGCCGGAATATTCCCGTTTGTTCTATCTTTTTGAATATTTGAACCAGTTGTATCGGCTGTCAAAACTGGAAACTTTAAAAGAACTCTGCTTTTTTCAATTGATGCGCTGTTTGCCTGACCATAAATAGAAAAGACTTCTAAACTATCAGCAGCCCCCATATTACTTCCAGTTGCTCGTGTTTGCATATCTGCTTCATAAGCATTTGTGATTGTGGTATCAGCAATGGATGTATATTTTTTAATAGACATTATTTAATATTTCCTCTAATATCTTGAGCTGGAAATTTTACTTCCATAACAACATTATCTGGCACACTAATAAATCTTCCATCTGGTGATGTTGCTCTTTCTAAATTAAACCGAGTTAGTGAATAGGCATTTCCAAATTTCTGTTTAACTCTCACACTAACAGTATCTACTACACCGGGCACCCTATTAAGTAAACTATAAATATCGGTTATAGAGAACGATTCTCCAATTTCCATTTTTCTATCATAGTAATTTGCTAAAACGGATATAGCTCTATTTAAAATTTCAAATTTATTGCTCTCTAAATCTCCAACAATAACAAAGTCGATTCCAATATTAACAATTTTTGCATCAATAATATCAACAGTGTCGTTAATCATTCTGCCTTGATTTAACCATGTTTTCAAGTTTTGCTTAACGGTAGAATTTGTTTCCTCTAGAGTGTTGGAATCAGATTCCGAAACAACATAAACATTTAGATTTCTCTTAAAAGAGTCAGGATCTCTAATAATATTTGCCCTTTTAACTGCTCCAAACTCAGGAGGCATGGCATAAATCATACTTTGGTAATCTCTTTCTGTTACAGCTCTCCTTTGCGATGCAAAACTATCAGATATTCGAGTTTTTAATTCCCGTACCGAAGGTGAAGAAACATCACCATTTATTGGAGAAGCATTAGAAACTTCCAAAGAAGCAATAACATCACTTGCTTTAGCCGGTGTAATCAATGTAATATCTGTAAAATCCACAATAGGATCAACTATAGTGGTCAAAGATTGAGCAGCCACATTAACCTCGGGAGTTGTATTCGCTCGATAAACAACCGTTATCTCTGTGTTTGCTGGGGCTATACCTAAAGATGGAGTTCCAATCAAATTGGTTGGATCAAACGAAAGTGATGAAATAAATTCCCTACCGTGGTAATTTACAATAGTTCTGCTTGGATCAGTTAATGGATCGGACGTTGTGTCTGTTGAATTACCAGCACCGAACTGTAAAAATACTGTATCCTCAAGTTGTTCTGCAATATATCTCCTTGGAACAATAAAGGGTTTTAAAGTCGAAGGAACATTTGCGCGATTTGTGTCGTAGTTTTTAACAGCCGAATATACTACGTCCTGCGAAAGATAATCAACCCTAAAATAGTTATTACCCTCAGAATCTGTTACAGAAAGAATTTCTGTTATATTCTGACCCTGAAGTTCTATTCTTAGAAACTTTTCAAAATCTCCAACAACTATTCTCTCGCTTCTTATTTCACCAGATAATACTTGACCACTAGCTTTAATAGCATAATGTGTTGCTAAACCTGTATTTGCATCTTCTCTTGCAATAACAACATGATTATCTGGATTTGCAAAATTAACGTCTTCGTTTAAGATAAACCCAACACCACCTTGAGATGATAACAACGTTCCCTTTCTTAAAGTTGGGATATAAGTTGTGTCAACACCTAATCCAGCTGTCGTTCCAGGAACAATTACAAAAAAATCTACAATACCAAAAGATGAAGGATTTCCTCTAAAGTTATATCCCAGTTGTCTTCCAAGCTTTAATACATTATTAAATTCTATTGCAGTATCTAAAAATGATTCATTTGCATTATAATCTACATAAAATGAAAGCATGTCTCCAATATATGAAACAGTGTCCAACATTAAAGAGCCAAAACCCGCTTCATTAAAATCCTTGTAAGTGCTAGGATAATACCTTTTGGCATACTGAACCAAGTCGCTTTTAATTGAATTAAAATCGCGAGATGTATAATTGATTGCAGGGTAATGTTTTTTAATAGACAATAGATATTCCTCTTTTTAAATAATTAGTAAATCATACGCTTATTTCTAAAATGTCTGTCGTTTGTAAAGACGGAATGGCATATTTTATATGTATATTTAATGAATTATCTGCCCTTAAATCGTTTTCTGGATTGGGAAAAATATCAATCGACACTATTTGTACAAACGGCATATATTTTCTGGTTTGCACAGAAATCCGATCTATTATTGCTTCACGCAAATTATATGTGTCGTTTTCAAACAAAAAGTTTCTAAGACCAACTCCAAAATCTGGAATCATCATTCTTTCTCCCGGCGCAGTTAAAACTAAATTTTTAAAGTTTTGTCTAACTAAAGCTACACGATTTTTAATAAGTGTGTAAGCTCCATCAACTGTATTAATATTTAATGGTAATCTGGGTGTTAAACCTGCCATTTTTATTCCTCCTCATCTTCTTCGCCCTCTCCTACATATGCTGATGTATCGATAGGTTCCGTATTACATGTAACAATATTTGTAAAATCCCTACCGCCGCCATCTCTTTCATTACATCGTTTACTATCTGTAGCATCGCGGTTGCTATCAGCTTCGAGCCAATCATAAAAACCAAATGCATTTAAATAAAACATTCCTAATGGTGTTATCGGTGGACCAATACCAATACCAGCGGGCGGAATGCCAAAAAGATTTATTGGCAACAATGCCATTGAAATTGGCAAAACTGGAATTTCTGGGATTCGGATACCACTACACCTTGTCGCATCAAACCCTCCCACAAAATCATTAGCTGCTCTTATGCCCGAGTTGGCAGCAAGTTGAATTTTTTTAGCAACAGCAATATTTGGATCAAAAGTCTCTGTCAAACCTTTCAAAATCATAAAAGGAAACTTTATTGCTAATGCCTTTAAATCAACACCAGGCGTTTGATTCATCCCATCGCTTCCGCCCATTTCTGCATTAGCCAAAGTTGCATTCTGTAACTCATCTTCATACAAATAATTTCCACTATTAATCATTGCCATAAAAATTATTCTTAACGACTCTTTAGTATTATTAAATAATCCCGTCGTTTGTTCAAATGATGCCATATATGTCGCAATATACATAGAAACTAAAGAAAACATTCTATCCACTGGAAACGCATATTTAAATACAAATTTAAATTCATCCGATTGTCTCATGTAGGTGCTTAGATTAGGAGCTGTTGGGTCTACAATTGCTGGACTGGTTGTTCGTGCTCCACTTAATCTCCCATCATATATCCACCGAAGTTTAGGTTTGGTTACTTGGAGAACAGGATGAGTACGATTACCAATAAATTCTAAAATATTAGCCGTCATATCTAACTTTTCTTCAACACAAGATATTGGTATAGTTACATAATCAGACTCTACGAGTTCAGTCGCTAGCGGGCCGCCCGTATTAAACCAAGCTTTTTCTCTCATCAAATATGCCTTATCTCTCATAGCCCAGTTGGGTATAACAACAGTCTCGTTCGACACGAAGGGTGCAACTGCTGGAGGTATTGGGATATTAAATGTTTGTGAGCCTCCAAAACTCAGCTGTGATAATACTTTGTTAAATAATGCTGAAGCTGGATGTTCACCATTTGGAGTACCAACACAAGTTAAGCGAAACCCTAAACTTACTTCTTCGAAAAGATCATTAAGATTAAACTTCCCCTTTAAAACCCTTTCAGGAACTTCTGGAGTTCTAAAAATTAAATCTTCTCCACATTCTTCTTCTGTGGCAACTGCTTCTATTAGTAAGGGTGTTCCAGGAAGTGTAAACTCTACATCACCAATGCCTTTTATTCCAGAAAAATTATCAAATAACCATTCGGCAAAAAGATCAATATTTATTACATCTTTCTGCCATCCTGTACGATCATTTAATATCCTTATAATTGCTTGTTCTGCGGCAGACGCACCACCGGCCCCAGGCCCTCCTCCAAATTTTCCTCTAAGGTCTACTCTGAGTTTTTGTGGAGACTTATCTTTAGTTTTTATATACATTTCATAAATAAGATTGCCGTTTCCTAAAAAGTGAGTAAGAGGTTTACCTGTATTTACACGAAGATTTTTTAATCCTCCAATAGCATCAAGTATCTCCTCTCTTCTTGTTTCTCTAGCTAATAAATCTTTCTTAAATTGTTCTTGTATATAAACTGCAATATCTTCAAGACCACCAAGAAAAGCAGGATAGTCTTTAAGATCTCTATGATCTTCAAAATCTGGAGATAGAAGCATAAATGCGGTGAGCTTACTTAACCACCAATCCAATTCCCAAAGTAGAAAATACGTTTGCATGTATGACATGTGACTAAAATTAGTACCATCAAAATAAGGCTCTCCGGTTTCTGGACTAATGGGGCCATATGTCACACCCCCAGCATTGTTGTAAGTTCTTAAACTCTTCATCTCTTCAAAAAGCGTATAAAATGATTTTCCTGCGTCCTGAACGATGCGTGCGCCCGCCGACCCTGCCCCCGGAAACGGCCACGAAATCGTCCCTGGTGGGGTGCTTGGATTTAGAGGGGCACCCGGAAGCGCCCAAGGATTTTGAAAATTGGAACCTCGGTGGCCTATGCCGTGGGTAAATTGCTGGTTTGGTAATTCCCACTCAAGCTCATCAGATAACATTGGTATTGGAAAATCGCGGCTTTTTTCGTACTGGGACCACGCTCCTCCGGGAACGGTAAGTGGCCTTAAAAAAGGTGCCTGTAATGTTATTTGTTGTCCCGTAGGGAGATGGTGTGGGCGTGTGGCACTCCACGATTTTGGTCCAACAGGCCAGCCATCTTCAAGGTCTGTAAACCATCCTGCGCCATCGTAGTTATCCATTGAAAATGTACCATAAACACATGGTACTAAATATGGATTAGGAAGTTGAAGATTTTTAAGCCTAACTTTCACTTGATGGGCAAGAAATGTGAGAGTTGCTGCGCCCCACATCCTTCCGTTTGGAGCTGTCATTCTATCATTATGCTTTTCAACAACACTTTCTAGTTCTGCCACAGTCGGCAACTCTCGATTATTCCATCTTCCATTTAAGAAATCTTGTCCAACTTTGTCCAACTTTTTTCTTTCAGAATATGAAAGTGCCCAATGTATTCTATTACATTTAAATTGTCTTTTTATATTGAGATAAAGTTGTTCATCCGTCATTCCATGCCAGGATTCATAATAACGTTTATCCATTTCAATAACAGCCGGTAAATTCTCAATCGTAGCATCAAATATATTAAACTGCATCATTGAAGGAACAAAAGAGTCTTTGGTAATGTCGTTAGTATCTGGAAACTGTGCATTAGAAGGCCACGGAAGCGCACTTTGCCGAACGGGACGATATTCGAACCATTTGAAGTAAGCGGCTGGGAGTGGATGTGTTCCGTTATACCTATGCCCAATTTTGGTGGCAGCATTTGTCTCTGCTGAAGCGTTCGGATCTAAATTTTGTCCACCCCATGCGCCAGCCCCTGGCGTTGTGCGAGCCAGAGTGTGATATGGTTCGCTCCATGGCGATGGATTCCAAAGCTTCTCTGGGCCTAAAAACGAAACAGGAGTATAAGCATATAATGATGATGGTAAATCTATAATGTTATACATGCCCTCTTCTACAATTCTTCTTCGTTGGGGTTGGTTTCCGCGAGGACCACCACCGCCGCCGCCGCCACTTCCGGCAGCAGCTGGCCCGCGTTCCGGTGGTACATAATCGGGGTTTCGTCCACTGCCAACTCCCCGCGTTGCCGAGCGTTCGCCAAATTGTATCTCTCCATCGCGACTATAAAATCCCATACCGGGGTCCGCATATCGTCTATGTTCTGGTCTATCTTCATAGGAGTTCTTCCAGGGCCTCACGGCATCCCACAGCTGGGCACCGCCGCCTACGCCGCCATGCTCCAACCTGCCGACATTCATATCGCTCCGACTGACGTACTTCTTACGTCCTTTGAACCTTGGTTGCCCATCATACAGGGGGAGCGTAATTCCGAGATTTTTGAAGCTCAACATGCTGTAGCGTGGAGTCATGCGACCGATTCGGTCGATGCCATCCGAATATAATTCTTGACGACTTCGTGGTACTTGACCTTGAGCACGGTATGTATAAGACCAAATATATTTATGAGTATCATAATCTGGCCTTGGAACAGTAAAAGACGAACCAGCATTTCCCGGCATAAGAACATTTGGTTCGTTAAATAACTCAAACAATGTATAAACAGCATTTTTTTCAAAGTTTGAAATGTCTGTTCTCCAAAGACCGGGATTCTTTAAACCAGAACTTTGCCACTCACGATCATGAATCCTTGGATTAAGAAGTTCATTGAACCAGGATGTTCTATCTTCAACATTCGACCCAGATAAAGGTAAAAGACGTTGTAATGCAGTATCGCGTGGAGAACCTGGTGGTGCATGGTAAACTGTATTTGCTCGATCTTCTGTCGTAACAAGCCTAAAAAGAGGCTGCAAATCTTGTATTTCTTGCGAAGCTCCAGCAGCCAACCCTGGTGCTGGTGCGCGGGATGGTTGACTCCATCCAAGTGGAAAAAGAGGTCCAGTCCCACCTATAGGAATGTTTGGGTTTGTTGATGTTGATTGTCCAGAAACGCTCCCAGCTGGTCCTGGTTGGGGTGGTAACGCTGACGGATAAGACCAATCAGGCCACAGTTCAGACGGGTAGCTCGGTAATGGCAAACCTTCAAACTGCGCCTTTAATGTCCACCCCAAATCAAACGGACTATTTGGATAATTCGGCATGTTGCTAGAACCAAGATGATGAATAACATGCCCCAAAGTTATTAATGAACCGGGCCATTGCATTCCTCGTCTTTTAGAAATATCATCTTCCGTGAGCCCTTGTGATATAAGCAAGTGTTCATAATTGTTAATATCAGATAATGCCTTAACATCCTTTAGTTTAAGTCTAAGTTCGCCTGGACCTTTGGCAACATCGTAAGTCGGGATAAACGTGTCGGAAACGACACTATCAATAGTATTATTGTGTGTCGTGTCTAATAAAACATCGACCTTTTTTATAACACTAAAAACTTCTTGTCTTATTAAATGTTCGAGAGCAACTTCTTGATTTGTTGTAAAGAATCGATCATCATCTGGAGTTAAATTAGCTATTCTATTATAAGTTCTAAAACACTCTAATAGAAAATCATTTAAATACCTTTTATCACCGATTTCTTTCATCATTTTTGTTTTTATAAAACTGATCAAAGTTTGATCAACATCTGCCGGTCTTGTAAATTTA